CTTCTCTTGTCTTTTCTGGATACTGAAGAAGAATGCAGTCTATTTTCAGTTTACTGAGCAAGTCCTTACTCATTAGTTTCTTTGTGGTGGTAACTTTACATACTCTGCCAAATAATCCTTCGATTACTAGTTTATGAGTAAGGGAATCATCTAGGGTTCCTGTTGTTCCGATTCTATACGGACAGTTCTCTAATTTAGTCATCAGAGTAGTGAGAGACTTGGATTTAAACAAGTGGCATTCATCACCAAAACATGCACGGAAATTATCAAAGTATTCTCTACCCAATTTATAGATGCTTTGCCATGTAGAGATGATTACTCTCTTTTCTGATATCTTATCTTGCCCTGCATATACACAATGGCAGTTATCTTCTGCTTTCCATTTTGTTTGGGATGAGTATTCGGAGAAGTCAGAAAGCATCTGTCTCACAAGAGATGTGGTAGGAACAATAATCAGAATCTTCTTATCGTTTGGAATGATATCAAGATAATAACGAATCAATGCATAGATGATTAAACTCTTACCAGAACCAGTTGGGGATAGAAGCAAACAACGGTCATTATTTATCGCATGAGTTACCGCTTCAATTTGATGTTCGTGTGCAGTTATCTCTTCTCCACCAGCCACTGGTTTGAGATGTTCGTCTATGAATTTTTGAATGTGTTCTTCCTTAATACCTTTCGTTTTTACGATAGGTTCAGGTTCTACTATTTTGTAGTTTCTATCTTTGGCGAACTTAACAACATAATCATACAGTCCCTTGTATATGGTTTGCTTGTATATGTTGTATAGTTTGATTTGACCATCCCATATCTTATTGCGAAACGCAGGCATGTATTCATGACCGGGAACTTTGAATGTAAAGAAATCCGAAAGTTCTTTCGCTGTGCTTTTTTCGCAATCGATTCTTATGTTAACCGAATCAATGTTTGTAATAGTCAATTCACTCATCCTAATATTTATGGATGAAATTCTTCCCCGTTAACTCGAATGGATATGTTATTTTCTATTTTTCCACTCCAGAGTTTTGTTAGTACCCCTGCTTCTTTTAGCATTTCCATTCCAATTTTTGTGGATTCGTTCCATCGTTCATTGGTGTGTTCATAAAATTCTTTATGTCCTACCACCGCAGATATACCAGATTGAATAATTGCTCTGGCACAATCTGTGCAAGCAAACCAAGGACAATACATGATAAGTCCAGTAGAACAGATGCCCCGTTCTGCACATTTGTATATCACATTTCGTTCTGCGTGTTCTACATAATCATACTTTTGTGGCCGTTCCCATCTGTCCTCCTTATCCAGAATTCTATCAGGTAAACCGTTCACGCCCCATCCTATGACGCCTCCGTGTGGTTGTACCAACACTGCACCAAGTTGAGTAGATGGGTCTTTGCTGTATGATTGTGCGTATGAATATGCGTGCCGAAGAAACACTCGACACATTGCATCATTCTCTACAAGTTCAAGAACATCATTGTCCATTGATGAATTTTCTCCACTCAATCGCATTGCGGATATTCCACTGTCGATTGTTAATGGATTTCAGAATAGAGTCTAGATAGTTAATCTTCTCTTTCTGATATGCCACTTTGTTAGAGAGTTTTTGTAAGTCTTCGTCGGAGTCCATATACAGGTCGATGTCTTGTTTTAGAATCTTGAACTGGAACGGTTCCCAACCATATTCCTTCAGTTGTTCATCGTCCAGTTTACCTGTATAGTATTCCCACTTTGTTTTCTTTAGCCTATAGTAATCACTGTTGAGTTTCTGCAATACAAGTTTCTCATCAAGATAGAAGTTGAGATACTTGCTGTGCAATTGAGGAATGGTCATTGATTCGATATCCAATTCGGTATCGTCAATAGGCATATCATCGGCAACTAATTTTCTTATTTCGCTAATATCCATGAACAAATTATATCACATAAAATACAGAAGTCAAATTAAATTTCACTCATACCATTCGTCCGGTACTGGAGATGTTTGGAGGGGATTATCACTTTCAATTGGATAACTGCGAAATTCTCGGCGGATTACTTGAGGGGTTGGGTGGGATTGCCAAATAATCTCTCCCGTTTCCCTATCTATGATAACTATTCTACCATCTGGACTCATATAAACAAGGTCTAGGATTCCGTCGTTGTTCCAGTCATATTCTTGTGGTTCACCCCATTGCTCCCAATATGGCGAATCATCTAGAACTTCTTTATCGTGGGGAAGCGGCGTATTGTAGAATTGTAGTATTTCCGGTGGTAGTTTGTCATAAACCTCTCCGGGAATTGTCATTGGATTTTCAATCTCAATAGGAGACACTTCGGCTTCATTCAATGATTGTCTTAGATAGTCTTTGAAATTCATTTTATTTTCTTTATTTACGCAATCGTACTGTCAATTTGTTGAGGTATTTTTGCAGGATCAAAATTTGGATTTACGCTCAAATCTGGCATATACTCAGGAACTATTCCGCCTGGTGGAACAGGTCCTCTGGGATAATATCCATCTCCATTCAAATCTCGTCCAAGTAACCATTCCATATATTGCCACCATAATTTGCTCCGCACTTCGGGACTATTAGGATCGTTCCACGGACTATCCGGATCATCATCTCCGCCTGTTTCAATGTAAACAACTTCCCATTGCCCTGTGTCGGGATTCCATTCATATTCCGTTCCTGTAATAGGATCTTCCCATGTTGGTGGCCATTCGGTTATAACGAATGGATTGAACTTCGATCCATCCGGTCCAAATTGAGGAAGCGATAGTGGTACATCTGGTAAGTTATTTGGATTTGTGGTGTTGTATAATTGTTCTCCACTTCTTCCACTTATAACCACCATGTCACCAGTCTCTGGATCAATATAAATATAATCATTAATACCATCTCCGTCCCAGTCGTGACCAGTATTTACATCCCAATCTTCCCAGTAGTATGATGGATAATACAAATATCCCAGTTGCCATTGTTCGTATTCAGGAATTCCAATTTCAGGGGTAAAATTTGGAGGGTATCCAGGCTTGTATCCCTCATCTGGATCCCAATATCCGGGAACCATGCCTGGGGTAAATACATATGGATTTTCCTCTTCATCCCGTTCAACTTGTTCATTTAACGATTGTCTTAGATATTCTTTGAAATTCATTTTGTTGCTTCTTCAATTTTTGCAATTTGCTTTTGAATGACTTCTGTTCTGTTAGGCCAAAGAATGTATTCCTTTTCAGGATTCTTCAAAAGGTTATAGAGAAGTGGCATAACAAGTTTCTTTATGTCATCCATTTTCTTCTTGTATTCTTCTTCGAGTTCGCCTTTTCTTTCTTCGACTTCATCAATGATTGCTCGAATGTCAGAACCTTGCTGTGAGAACATTTGTGCCAGTTCGTCTGTTTCGAGTGATACAATTTGATCAATCTTTCCTTCGATTCTTGCCAAGTCATCGTTTGGAACGGCGAAGTCTTCTGTTTCTGTGTTTTGCAATGCAACCAAAACAGAACTGAGTTTGCTTTCTAAATCGTCTATCTTTTCTACGATTGCAGAGGAAACCTCAGACGCAACTTCGGAAGCCACTTCTTGTGTTTCTGCAAGTCTTTCGGCACCACCGTCTAGTTCATCTGCATCTACTGCGGTGAATCCGAAATCAAAATTTGAATAGTCTTCTGCCATGTTTAGTTTCCTATTGTAGTTTTAAGTCTATTCCTGCTTCTTTAAATATTTCTGTTGCATAATCCAACCACAATTGATTGATTGTTTCATCTATTTCTGGGTCTGGCCCCTGTGGGTTCGAATCTTGAAAGTTTTGGAGAATATCAATTGTACTCTTTATTTTTTTCATTGCAGGAGTTAGTGGTGGAGGAGCAGGTGGTTGAGGAGGAGCAGGTGGTCTATTATCGTTCCAATCATCCCACTCCGCCTGAGTCCAAACTTTCATTGGTTTTGATATTGGTTTTACTGGAGGTGGAAAGATGTCATCTAAATAAAATCCAGTATCAAAACTAGGAAAGTCCGGCTGCCATGATGGTCGGCTTACCGAAAAACCTCTCATGATTGTTTCAGGATCAGGATTTTCTGCTTCTGTGATTAAGATATATTTTTCGTATAGGTTCATTTTTATACCTTCTCGATTTCGTATGAATCAAATGTAAGTGTCATTGTTGCTGTTTGCGGTTCGGTTTCTGCGGGTGTTGTGAGGAATCTCAGTCCACTTAGGTTTGTAGGAAAACACTGCTTAAACTTAACACGAACATTTTCCCTCATAGCACTATTTAGTAAAATGAGAGTTGCATCCGAATAATGGTCTGCCGGAGAAACTTGTTCTGTTGCATCTTCTATGTTTACAATAGAACGCATCCAGTCGTATACTTCTCTCCAGTTTGCCAAATCTTCGTCTACAATGAAACTGACATCTAGTGATTCGAATGTCATCTTGGATGTAGGATGTTTCACATTGACGAATCTTGTTGGTTGTATAATCTCACCAAACTGCATTCCAGGCAGGTTTACCTCTTGGCAGAAAAACTGCACGGAAGGTAATCTTTGAATACCAAAGAAGAACCCAGTGTTCTGAATGTAGTTGGTATTTGACGGTTGCCGTTGAGTGATGTCAACGGATACCTTTGGGGATAGTCCTGGAAGTTCTGTAGTCATAGAGTTCTCCTACTGTATTTATAAAAAAACTCTCCCGAAGGAGAGTTTAGTGTTTTATTTGTTACTATTAATCCATCAAGCAGTATGTGGTAGGAATGTTGCAGGCGGACCTTCCTGATAGCAACATCCAACTGGTACTGCCATCTTTGAGTCACCATCGCTGAACCACATCCAAACATCGCCATTCTCGTCAACATAAGTTTTGCCTGCTGGGAGGCCTTCAGGAGGATAAGGTTGCCGTGGTGTGGTCTGCATCTGCATTCTACCAGCACCAACATTTTTTTGCATTCCTGCGGATGATGTAGTCATTGAAGGTGATGGTGATTTACTACCACCCATTGCATTACCAGCACCCATTTGCTCATTCAAAGCATCTTGGTATCCTTGCTCGTATGCTTGTCGTTTTTTAAGTTCTCTTTTAGAACTCTCTGAAAGTTGATTCCAGTTATGTTTGCTAAAGGTCATAATTGTCTCCTTGAGAATTTATTCGTTCGTTACCTTATTTATAAAAACAAAGAATTAGACAAAGAAAAAGGGGAGTCCCGAAGGACTCCCCAATTTCAATTATGATTATGATTTCAAATCATGGGAACGATGTTCCGGCTGCTACTGCACCACCGTGTAGTCCGTCAATGCGGAAGATACGGAAGTATTGATTTGCTCTTGTAGCGGCTGCTGAGTTTGGTTCCAAGTCAGCATAGGTGTTACTACCACCAGCGAATGGGTTCATTACCATTCCGTAACGAGTCTTGAACCCGATACGAGGTTGGAAGTCGTTCTCACCAACTGCTCTTACCATCTGTAGTGGTACATATGGGCAGTAGAACAGTCCTGCGTCGTAAGGTGAAGTACCTCTGTAACCTACACATGCATAGTTAGTACCTGCTGAGTATGGGTCGATGTAAACCTTCATCTTACCACCAATGGTTCCGACAAAGGTGTTACCAGTGTCATCTACTTCATTGATTGCTTGGTCACCACCAGAGATTTGAAGGAAACCACTCATTGCGAGTGCGGAAGCAACATCGGCAGTTACGATGACGAAGTTACCCTTTCCTCGACGAGTTTCCTTAGCAATGGTGTTTGCTTCACGCTCTAGTTGGAACTGAAGTCCACGGAAGCGTTCTGCACTCCATCGTCCATCAGAGTCTCTGTCTAGGTCGTAGATACCACCAACTCCGGTTGGGAAGTTTGAAGTGGCAGCAGTTGTTGCAACACCCATTCCTGTACCAGCGCCACCCTTGAAGAAAAGGTCAGTTTGCTGGGCACCGAGTTTAGCGATTCGGTAGATGGTACGGATGACTTCACGGTTGATTTCTGCGAGGACTTCGGTGCTAAGAATGTTAGCAAGTTCGGTCTCTGCATCAAGTCCGTGAACA